GCCAGCTCAGCGGCATGGCCGCGCTTGAGTTCGCTGATGTGGGCGCGGTGGGCGCCGTCGAGCAGCAGCAGGCCCACGAAATAAACTCCCAGGTAGACGATGGCGGCGAACCAATTATCCATGCTCATGGCTCAATCTCCAGTAAGGGCGTCTTGCGTAGCACGGCATAACCTATCAGATAGAGTGTCGCCTCGCTGGCAAAGACCAGCGCCACCGTAGGCCACATCGGAATGCCGCCGCCCAAGTACAGCGGAAAGAGCGCCACGCCGACCGCCACAAGCGCCGCCTGCACGACCATAGCCAGCCAGGGACGGCGCCGCAACCGGTACGCAATCAGGGCGGCGCCGTAGCTCACAATCGGCATGGCGACAAAATCCCACGGGCCGAAAGGCGACGTGATATTGGCAAGTGCCACGCCGACCGCCAGCCCTAAGCCGATGACCGGCGAGACCAACGCCAATGGCTTGAGCAGCCCGGCGAGGCGCAGTTGTAGCGGGCCAAAGCTGATCGGCGCCAGCGCAATCGTGATCACCGCATAGGCGGCAGCCACCAGCCCCGCATACACAATCAACCTAACTTTAGTAGTGGCTCTTGGTTCTCGTACTGCTTCCATGCCGCTAATGTCTTTTCAATGCCCTCAAAACGTTGGCGAGTGCCATCACAGGTAAAGCGTTCGCTGCCGGGTAAAAGTCTAAACATCTGATAGCGCCGGCGCCAGTTGACGCGTCCAATGTGGATATGTAGCCCCATCTCTTGCCCACGCTGGATCATCAGGGTGGCGGCGACGCTTTCCTTCCATGCCGTTGTGCCACCAATGAAGAGCGCCGCCGCGCTGGACGGTATATTATGCGCCTCGCTGCCATCCTGCGCCACGTAGGCCAGCGGCCAGCCATTCATTTGCGGCGCCCATTCAGCATAACGGGCCAACGTAGCGACGGCATCGCCGACCACATCCGGCACCGCCACGAATAGACAGGTTGGGCAATAGGCGGTCATGCCGTCCAGCCATGCGCTAAAGCGTGCGCCGTCAAAGCCGGTAAAGGCGCAATTGTCGCCCGCCCACGGCAGCCCGCCGGCGATGCCGCTTGGTACGCCTTTGTGTTTGTAGCTGCCCAGGATGCCATAGACGCCCTCACTGATGCCGCCAACTGATACCAGGAATCTCATTTATCCGTAAGCCGCCCAAATCAGCATGGCGCAGACGATAATCCACAGCAGCGCCAAGCACAGCCAACGCGTTGAATATACGCGCTGTACTTGCAGCTCGGCCAGCAGCAGCGCAAATGTAATCACGCCGAGGAAGGCCAGCAGATCGCCGCGTGGCATGGCACTAGTTGCCCGTCAAAATGCCCACATCTGTCAGCAGAATGGCGGCGGCGAACAAGAGCGGCACAAACGCCTCGGCAATATGCGCCAGGCCAAAGATGGCGCCGACGACGGCCAGCAAAAGTGATACGACAATCAGCGGACGACTCATCATATTGACTCCTTTAATCTGCCGCCAGCAACATTGGCTGCGTGCGGCGAATACGCTCATGCGCCAGTTCGATATAGGCAGGGTTGAGGTCGATGCCCAGGCCGCGCCGCCCATGCTTGAGCGCAACGGCGACGGTTGTGCCGCTGCCGGCGAACGGGTCAAGTACCGTATCGCCCACCCTGCTACCGGCCAGGATGCAAGGCTCAACTAGCTTGGTCGGCATCGTGGCGAAGTGGGCGCCCTGATAACTTTCCGGCCCCAATGACCAAACTGACCTGCGATTTCGTGTGCTTGCCGTAACGCTATCCGTCCTGTCAGAACGATGTTGCGCCGCGCTTTGGCCAGGTAGGATGTGATCCGAGACAGGCCCGCTACGGGCAAAGGTGGCGGCTTGTCCTGTCCATACTTGCGCCGGTTCAGCGATGGCATCCGCATCGTAGAAATAATTCGCGCTCTTGGTCAGCAAAAACACTTGCTCATGCGCCTTGGTCGGCCTGTCGGTGACGCTTTCCGGCATCGGTGCTTTCTTTGCCCATATCACCTCGCTGCGTAGCCACCAGCCATCCGCGCGTAGGGCAAAGGCGACGAGCCAGGGGATGCCAAATAAATCCTTTTGTTTAATACCAGTGGGAATAATCTTCTTTGGTTGTCCGCCCAAATGCCCGCGCCCCTTGCCGCCATAGCCAACCGTAGACGCGCTAAAGTCTTGCCCCGGATTTCCCGTGTTGGCGTAACTGTCGCCCAAATTCAGCCACAGAACGCCATCATCCCGCAGCAGCCGCCGCACTTCTCTAAACACGTCAACCAATTTGGCGACGTAGGCGTCGGGCGTTTCCTCCGTGCCAACCTCAAGCGGCTTATTAGGGTCGGCATTGTCCAAGTACGCCCTCAAGCCGAAATACGGCGGACTCGTCACGCAACATTGCACGCTGCCGGCGGGAAGCGTTCGCATCACTTCGATGCAGTCGCCTTGTAGGAGTTGGTAATTCATAGCTTCAGCCCGAGAAGAATTGCCCACGTCTGCGGGTCAACGCGGCCCTTCGGCATCGGGCAGTCCTCGCGGTACGTGCCGTCGGCGTTGTGCAGGCGAATCTCCAGGTGCAGATGCACGCCGCTGCTGTTGCCGCTTGTACCGAGCAGCCCGACCGTTGCGCCCGCCTCTAGCCGTATGCCTTCGAGCGCGCCCGGCTCGTCGAGGTGGCAATACATCGAATAGCAGCCAAGCTGAGGGTGGTCGACGCGCACGTAGTGACCATACGCCGCGTCAAAATCGGAGTACGCCACGATGCCGGCGGCGAGGCAGCGTACCGGCGTCCGTGAGGGTCTGCCGCCGAGGTCGGTTCCGTTATGGCCCCAGATGCCAAAGCGGGCATAGTTGGCGGCGTTCTCGCCCCAGTGCTGCGTGATGACCGAGCCTGGCAGGGGATGGGTCAAATCCCCTGCCGGCTCCGGTCGTGGAGGAAAGGGTGGTACGGGCACTGTAATGCCCTCGGATATTGTCCATTCGTACTCAATCCAGGTGGATGTGTGGATGCCCGGATTGCCGCCCTTGCCCATGCCGATGCCGTGGGCGGCGTCGCTGGGCGCGCCGTCATCGACCTTGATTGAGAACTCGTTGAGCGAGGCCGACATCGGGAAGTCCCAATTATAGGTCGCATACGCCTGGTCGGCCTTGCTGATGACGCGGCCGCTGCCGCTGGGCCAACTGACGAGCATCAGCACGCCGGCCACTTCCTGCTGGGCGCGCTTGATTGTCCCTAAAATGTGGTGATCCGGCCCGACGGCATCGGCCTCAGCCTCGTCGAGCCAGGTCGCCGAGGTGATGCGCCAGTAGCCTACGCCTTCCGGCGGCTTGGCAAAGTCGAAATGCACGCCGCGGGCGATCAGGCGCGGGTCGATGTCCCGCGTTGGCTCAGGCGGTGGCGGTGTTGGCCGTGGCGGCTCAGGTTGTGGGTTGGGTGGCGTCGGGCGTGGCGGCTCCGGCAACTCCGGTAGCGGCGAGATGTAGCCGTGGCGTACAGCGTCGCTAAAATCGTCCTGCACGCCGTCTTTGTTGTGCAGCTCGTACTTATCGCCGCGCCAGCGGTAGAGCGCCAGGCTGCACACCTTCTGCGTGCCGGGCGTCATGTTGTGTTCGTTGACCGACTGATAGGCGTTTTGCACCCAACCCGTATTGCCATCGAGCCAGGCGTCGTCGCCCTGGTCGGTTTCGGTCACATGCACCGGCCGCGTGGCAAACTTGGGCGGGATCGCCTGAATCGTCTGGTAGATAACCGGGAAGTGCCAGTACCAGCCGTGCTGCTTCTCCATCGACCAAATCAGATTGGGGTCGGCGCCGTGCGTGTATCCGTGTACCGCCAGGCCGTCACAATCGACGATGGCGGCCAGCATCTGCTTGTAATAGCTCAGCCAGTCGATGCCGCTGGTATTGTCCCACGGCGCCACAGCGGCGGTCAGCACCTCGGCATCGGGCCGTTCGTAGGTGATCGCCTGGTAGCACAGGTTGAAGCAGTCGGCGTAATCTTCCGGCTCAATCGTGTCGCCACCAGGCCATTCCTGGCGATGGTTCGGCTCGTTGGCGACGATAAAGACGTTGACCGCTGGACAGCGGGCGGCGAAGGCGGCGCAGCGTTTGGCAAAGGCCGGATAGTCGGGGCGCAGTGGGATGGTGCCGTTGGGATACCAGCCGTGATTGAGCCGCACAATCCAGTTGATGTCCGAGCGTATGGCGCCATAGTTGGGCGGTTCGTCCGTGACCAATACGGCATCGACGCAATAGCCGCCGGCGGGAACGATGGCGTGGCCGTCACGGTCGTGGACGGAGTAGAGCAGCGCCATTAGGCCGCCCCTTCCATCTCAAACAAGGGCAATTGCATAGCGGCCTCGTCAATGCGCTTCTGGGCGATGGCGAAATAGGTTGGGTCAAGTTCCACGCCGATAAACCGCCGTCCCTCTTTGATGGCTGCAACTCCCGTTGTGCCGCTGCCCATCGTGAAATCTAGTACCGTATCGCCCGCGTTGGTGTAGGTGCGGATGAGGTACTCGTAAAGGGCGACAGGCTTTTGGGTTGGGTGAACGCGCAAAGTGTTATTGCATTCGCCAACCTGAAACGGCAATCGAATTACACTCAGTGGATAGCGGGAATTGCCATCGGCTTTGTGCGAAAATTCCTTGGCGTAATCTTGCCGACAACCTATAGCAAACTCACGCGGAGCGGTTCCTCGATTGCCGTTTGGCTTGCCTTTGTCCCACATAACAGGGTTGTATTTATGGCCTGTTTGCCCAAAAACCAATATGCTTTCGTGACTTCGCTTTGGCGCAATTCGGGAATGCAAAGGGCTTGACGCGCTCTGCTTGTCCCACACCCATTCATGCCGAAATTGCTCAACGTTGCTCATAATCAAGCGACTCGCAAACGGTTGACTTGCCGTCGTGACAAATGCGCCTCTTGGCTTGAGTAGGCGTTTCACCTGCTCCCACATCTCATCAAGCGGAATTATACTGTCCCACTTACACGCCGTTTGACCGTTGCCATAGGGCAAGTCAGTAATCACCGCGTCCACGCTTCCCGCCTCAAGCGTCGGCAAGATGTCGAGGCAATCGCCCTGTATCAATTGGTACGCCATTCTAGTTCTGCCTCTTGTTGTAATCGACCACAGCCATCTCCTGCCGCTGCTGGGCGAGCTGTTCCAGGATGGCGTCCAGCGTGCGGCGGATCATATACAGCTCATCCTGGATATGCACCAGGCGACCGAGGATGTCGGCCTGCGTGATGAGTTCCACGCGCTCCGTGCGTAGGTTGTCCTCCATTAGGCCGCCCTCCTAAATCGCTGCTGGCCGTGACAGTGGGCGCATTTCTCGTCCCGGCAGGTGTGGAAACGATGCCGTCTATCGCCGCGCAATACGCATTGCCCACCACATGGCGCGGCAGAGCGACAGGCCATGTCAAGCGTGGTCGGATAGGGTGGCGGTGGCAGTTTTTCACGTGTCATAGTTGGGCCTTCTTGAGCGCATCGAGCGAACGCCTCAATTGCTCAATGATGATCGCCTGCACTCGGCTTTGCTGGTCGTACATCTCGATCAGCTTGGCGATGGCGCGGGTATGGCTGCGATCCAATAGGTAGAGCGCCAACGCGGCGACAGAGGTGTACCCGACGATCCAACCGGCAACATTCCAATCCATGATTTGCGTTTTACGGTGGAGAAATAAAAAAACGGCTGGCGGTGTGGATATACCGGGCAACCGTTCAGCGCAGCCGTATAGAGGCTTTGATGGAGGCGGCGAAGAACAACAGAAGTCGGGCCGCCGCGTAAACGGTTGCCCGACTTCTACCGGCTATGATAGACCCATGCGCGCGCTATGTCAACCAACTGTGAACCATAAACACGCGTAGCCATATTGAGCGCGCCGGCAGACGCCACCGGCCGCCGTTCCCGCCTGGCCCCGCCGCCCAAACGGGACGGGACGAGGCCGTGACGGGTCGGTTAGTGGCTGGGCTTGGTTATGCGAGGTGTGGGTATTCACGGATGCGCCCATCAAAGGCAATCGGTCTGCCGTCCTGCTGAATGAGGTTCGTTTTCATATAGACGGGCAGGTGGATCGCTTGTGCTTGCTGCCAAAGACTCATCCACCATTCAAGCGGCGGCGCAAATGCGGGCGTTTGGCTGGACTGGCTTGCGCCACCCATCACCAGCCAATCAAACATATCAAGGCTTGAGAATGTGAGGCGCTCCATCATCGGCTCACATGACAACCAGGCCACGCCCTCATAGCCCGATGCCCGAATCTTGCGGAAGGCTTTTTCGGCCCGATCCACCGCGTACTGGTAGTCAACCGTTGTCCCGATCCAGGTGTTCGGCGGAAAGCGGAACTCGGCCATGCGGATCGGGAACTTGGTAAGCAGGAGGAAAGTCCACTGCGGATTGGCCGCAATCTGGGCGAGAACCGCTTCAATCCATTCGGTCGGAACCCACTTGCCAAAGAGATCGGCCATTGAGCAGGTAAAGACATTGCGAAGGCCCATCGCCGTAACTGGATCATCGATTCGAGATACGTCCGGCGCTTTTGTGTTCTCAGGAAAGGCGAGGCGTTCGGGATAGAAGGCGGGCGAGAAACGTTCGCCATCGGGCAGATGCTTATAGATATGGTTGGCGATGTCCCTGGCATAGCAGTACGCGCAATTGTGAAGGCATCCGGTGATCGGGTTCCATGTCCAGCGCGCCCACTCTACATTATCGTTGGTGGCGTTGAACTGGCCAGTCCCGCTCATCTCCAGCAGATAGGTGCGCTCATCGTAGCTTAGGCGCTCCCACTCATCGACCAGATAGGCTTTGATGCCGGATGGCTTGCGGATAGTCAAGGGCTGCACGCTTGCGTGATTCTCTTGCCGATAGGCTGCGACCGTACTCGTTACATGAGCCGCCGTCACTTTGCCTTCCGGCGCACTCTCGACCACTCGCCCCCAGACTTCTCGCTGCTCCTGCGGCCGCAATTTAGCTTGCGCTATCGGACGAAGTTGGCTCTCCGAAATTGCATTTTCAACAATTTGTTGACTCTCGCTGATATTCGCTAAAACCTCTCCCGCATCGGCCAGTTGGTAAATTCTTGCCCCTGTATACTCCGCAAAGACAGGGCATTCTTCGCGGATGCAATCCGGCAGGTTGTTATAGCCCAAGACGGCAAAGCCGCGCCGGCGCTTGAAGGTAGCGAACTGCAACATCAATGCCTTGCTGGAATCGTTGATATGCTTGAGATAAAGACGCGCTTCTCCCTCGGTCATCTCGCCATTGCTGACGGCCAGTTCAAAGCCCATTTGGTGATTCATCAAATAGCCCCTTCTGAAAAGGAGACACTTTGATGCCCCCGTTTAAATACTTCTCGGCGTTCTTGCGCCATTCCTCATAGTGAACTATGTTCTCAGTACTGCGCTTGAGACTGACTTTAGCCGTGTTCATGCCATATAACATAATAAACTCCAGTAAGCGGCCTTCTTCACTGCGAATATAGGTCGCCTTCTTTAGTGCGGCAAGATTATCGAGATGCTCGATAAGGGGAACGGTGAGCCACTCAGGGGGATCATCATGGTACGTTTTCTTGATGACACCTGGTGACTTATGACGTTTATAGGCATTGAGCGAAATATTAAAAAGTAGGTCGATGCGGTCAAACCGATAGTCAGATTGCAGTTGTTTAAAAAGGTCAACACCCGCGAGCGCGTCAACGATGCCATTGGGATCGCAATAGATCAAACCATGAAAGCGGCCCGACCATCTGAGATTACACAGCCACGGCAGGATCACTTGTTGATACTCACCGTGAATAATATCGCAGTTAACAAGAGATTCTTTTGATAAGTTCTCAAAATTCGGCTTATCTTTTTCACAACAAAGCTGACGGAAATTGTCGTGAAAATGTTTGGCAAAATGACGGTTGAGGATAAGCGGCGAACCCGCTGCCCCTTCCTTGCTGTGTCCTGATCCCGCTGTACTATCGATCACGACAAGGAGCGAATCGGGCTTAAGCGTGCAGAGGCTTCGCCATCCATTTGTGCAGCCATCGCAAATCATTTGTAGGTGTCTTTGTTTGGTCGGTGTATAGTTGCTATCGCCATGCGCCCGTCTCATTTTTGCTCCCTTTCTTCTTTGCCAATCGCCATCAATGCCGCCCTCGCCTCGTCCGCCGAGTCATAGTATTCGTGCCATGTCCACCTGGCCCCATGCCGGTTTTCTTTCCGTTCAATCAGAAACGGGTCACGCGGACAGATGCGGTAGGTAAAGGTACCGCTTTGCCGGCTGATTTCAATGGTCAATTTATTCCTCCCCTAATGCCCTTGTCAGCGCAATCAATAGCTCGTCGTGTTCGTCCGGCGTCAGCAGCGCCTTCATTATGCGATGCACCAGCGCATCCTGTAACTTGCGGCCAAGCTCACGCCCAATGATAGGCGCTATCTTGTCGGGCGTCATGGCCCGGCTGGGAAAGATGAATTCGTCTTTGGGTAGTACCGTGTATTCGGCGTCAATGCTAGGTAGTTGCGGCTCATCCTGCGGCCAATCCTGCGGCCCTCGCAGGCGCTTAGGCTGGCGTGGCTGGAGCGTATCACGGATGGCGCGCACGTCCTTGATCGGCAGCGGTTTGCCGGCGGCCTGCGTGGCCTCAATCACCGCGGCAATGACCTCATCTGATACCGATGGCGCCGACAAAAGACGGGCGTTACTGATACCCAAATTTCCAAATTTGGAAAAATGATCGGCACGCAAAGCCATATTGATGAAGTCGTAGGCGCTGCCATTGCTCCAGCCAAACTCTTCTCCAATCCACTTGACAAACTCGCCACGCGGCAAAAGGTCGCGCACGACGATCAACTCCTGGCCAATAGCTACAAGGTCTTGCATGGCCCGCCGTTCGTGTTGGCGAATCTTGAGCGCCGCATCCTGCACCCGTTCCCGCTTATCCTCGTCAATCGTGCCATAGTCGTAGACGAGGCCGGCGTACCTGGTGACCACCTTCTTCGCCTGGCGCTGCTCTTTCGCCTTCTGCCGCTCTTCTAATTTGCGCGCCATGCGCTCGGCGGGTGCCGGCGCCGGCGGTAGCGGCTTGCGGTACGGGCGCGTCTTCATAAAATGGTCGCCCCCGGCGACATAGGCAAATCCTCCGGGCGGCGGTTCCAGGCGGCGATGGCATCTGCAAGACCGTCCAGACTCGACACCTTTGCGAAGCACGTTTCGCACTCCACGATAATCAGCGGCTTGGAACTGGTAATCATGGTTGCCTGACCACCGCAGAATGGACACGGCTTGAGATTATCGGTAATGGCCTCCGGCCCGCATGCGATCGGCTCAATCTCATTTACCGGCGGTAGCGGCTTGCGGTACGGTTGGCGGGTCACAGCGTCACCCCCAGCACCGGCCCCAGCCCAATCTCGCCGCACAGCCACAGCCAGCCGGTCAACTGCTCGGTCGTCCGCACGCGCAGGATGCTCAGGCGCAAGAGGCGAATCTCATCCGCCGGGAATACCCAGCACGGCGCGTTGATGAAGTGTTCGCAGTATTCGACAATCAGCCGCAGCTCGTCAGGCGCCGGCTCACGCTCGTACATGGGGTCGCGCATGTGGCAGGCATAGACCACGGCGGCGCGGCGTGTGCTGCCGCCATTGTAGGCCCAGACCGTCTGCGGCGTGCCGGCCTCGGTATAGGCGTAGTAGATGTGCGAGGTGGTCATGGCTGGGCATCCCGATCCGGCAGCGGCGCCAACAGATAATTGTAGTCGCCGTAGCCCGTCTTGTGCTGCTCCTTGCCGGCAGCTTTGGCCGGCGCATGATGGTCTTCAAAGCGCGCCGGGTCAAAGGCCCAATCGAGCATCCCCTGGACGTTGGTCGGCCTGTTGCCGGCCATTGCCCAGGCATGGATGGCGCGTATCCAATCGGGCAGCGGCGGATTGAGCCTCACAATTTCCGCCATCTGCTCTCTGTTCGGGTATCTGTTGTGCTGTTCATAGAATGCTCTTATCAGCGGATGATCTTTCAAGGAAGGCGGGCGGGCGGGCGCTTTAGCGCCGTTGCTCTCTCCTTCTTCTTCTTTAGTTGGTAGTTGGTAGTTGGGAAGTTGAGAAGTTACTTGGGTACGTGCCTCAGTAGGTGCTTGGGTAGGTACTAAAGTACGTACTTTAGTAGGTACTTTGTCAGTCGAGTTAGCCGCCCGATTGACGGGCAGCTCCATGACGAAAGGGAACAGTTTCCCCTCCTGATCACAGGTATCAACCAGCCTATCGCCTTTGGGCGTCGTCCAGTTACTAACCATCATTTGATTGCCCTTGCTGTTAAAGCGCAGGCGATCCTGCCAACCATCCGGGCGCGGATAGCTGGAGGCGTGGGCGAACTGTAGCGACTGGTAATCCCACCAGTTGAGGAATTGGGCGTACTGTTTGCCGTCTACCGTATACAACTGGATCGTGCCGTTTTGCTCCATCAGCGCCAGCCATTTGCTAACGTCGCTCGCCTCCATATGATCGTAGGGAAAGATTTCTTTGGCGAGAAAAAGCGGATGCGCCTTGAGCCGGCCCTGGTCATCGGCAATCGTGATCATGCCTATCTGCAACAGGCGTCCACGCGGCGGCAATGCCGCAAAATTCTCGTTACTCCACAATGAATTGTCCAACATACGTCTACCCATGCTACACTTCTCCTAGTCATTATTCTTGTTGTGAATGCCCTGGCTGCCGGCCTGAATCGGCGCCGGGGCGTATTATTTACCACTCTCGTTTTGCCCAAATCGCGGTCACGATGACCAGCAGCGCCGCCCAGCTCAGAACGGCCAGCTATTCGATGACGGCGGAGTATGCGCTGCTCGATGTCGATGACATTCGCAAGGATTTAATCTCGCCGGTTTCGCTGGCTTCCGATAGCGTAGTTTGGAGCGTGGATTAGAGTGCTTTGCCTTGACAGGGCAAAGCATTTCCCTCTATAGCTCTCTCACGGCAAAGACAGGGGTTCGAATCCCCTATGCGCTACTAAAGCATATTAATTACGTCATGTTAATGTGCTGGCATCGTGCCGTGAGTCGCCAAACCAACGGGCAGGATGCACCAAACAAAACGCTTCGGCACCGGCTGGAGCGTTTTTGTTACCCCTCGCCGGTGGCCGTATCGTTGTGATTTACGCCGTTGCTCCGATGAGGGTCAACGTTTTTGCAGCTTCTTCGTCCAAATACCGATCCAGTGTCTCCCGACGAAAACGCCAGTGCCGGCCAATCTTCACGGCTGGCAACTCGCCGCGCTGCGCCATCCGTGAAATGGTTTGCCGGTTGAGCTGCAAATAGTCTGCCACTTCATCTACGGTCATCAACTGCTGTGTCATGCCTCAATCTCCCTTCGTGGTTAACTTCATACTCGGAACAAGTATAGCATACAATCAAATAGTATAAACTGTCAATATTGATAATTGACATATACAATCAAATACGCTAGAATACATTCAACGGCAAGCGCAACGGGCGCAAGCGGAGCAGGAAAGAGGAAATACGATGGGCACATACATTCTGGAAAACATGGTTACTCAATATGGTCACATTCGCACCGAGGAATACAACGGGCGCAAGTGCAGCAAGGGCCGCCAGACGCTTGAGGTTGTTGAGGCGGTCTTGGTTCCAGCCAACTGGCCGGGCAACAAGCAAATCGCCGCACAAGCCATCGTGCAAGGCAAGCGCGGCGCCATGTACAACGCCTACATTTACAAAAACGGCTTTATCTCAGTTATCTAAACGAGGTCGGGCCGGCAAGTGCGTCAACACTCCCGGCCCACGGTCAAAATCCTGTCTCTATCACAAGAAAGGTTCGACAATGCAATACTACAGTAAAACACAAAGAATGTCACCCGCCCGCAAGCACGAACTTGTCGGCTACGAACTCTATAAGGCCGGCCAGCCCATCACGGCCTGCCAGTCAAACGACCAACGGCGCGGTTGGAATAACGCCTACATCGGTCACATGGCCGCTGTCACTGCCGAAATCGAATGCACCTTTGACCAAAGCCGAGGCTGGTAAGATGGCCTCTGAGCGTATTCTATTAGTTGGTAGAATTGTGGAAGGCGAGATGCACTATAGCATCTCGCCGGTGGCGGCAGAGGAACAGCCCACAGACGGCGCATTACAGGCCACAATCGATTATGCCGCCGAGCTGCAAGAGCTGCAGGATGATATAGCCGACCGTGAATTCTGGTCACGGGGAGAATGGTAAACCATGATTCGACCACTAGAGGCATCTGACAAGTTTGTCGATAACCTTTGCTATACCGACCCCTGCACCGTTTACGAGCGCGCAGATGGCACGGTGTACAAAATCAAGGCGTCCTATTATACGGGCATCAAGACCGTGACCGAGTTTGCCAACCGCCAGGCTTGGGCCTGCTATAAGTTCGGCAAGGCATACGACCCCGAAGGCAAAGGCCACAAAGGCGCCAGGAGCGTGCAGCCATGAAAATATCCGAGGTGTTCCCGTCAAAGTACCTGACCGCTGCCGACCTCAACGGCCGCCCCTATACGCTCACGATCAAGACCGTCACGTTGGAGGAAATGATCACGCATGACAACAAGAAGGTGCAGAAGCCGGTCGCCTGGTTTGAGAAGGCGCAAAAAGGTTTCGTGATGAACAGCACCAATGCCCACATCATCGCCGGCCTGTACGGTGACGATACCGACGGCTGGCTGGGCCAGCGCATCACCATCTATGCCACCAAAGTGAAAGCGTTCGGCTCGATGCAGGATGCCATCCGCGTCAAGGAAGAGATTCCAGCCATGCCTAAGCCGGTAGCCCAAGCGGCGCAGGTCGCCGAGCAATCCGACCTCGACGACGATGACGATGTGGCAGACTACAGTGAGGCCGATTCGCTCAACCTCGTCATCGACCCGGATACCGGCGAAATCATGGATGGCGATGTTCTGTTCACGCCGGCCAGCTCCGGCAAGGCCAAGACACCTGACGACATCAAGCCGGCCCAACTCCTGCGCCTGACTAAGCAGATGGCGCAATTGTACGGCGCTGAATGGGGCGGGCGTGAGGCAAAGATGGCTCAAGACGCCTCGACCGGCAGCGTGCGCCAGTTCAGCGAGCTAAAGATCACGGAAGCGCAGGTTCTGATTGGCAAGCTGGATGCGCTTATCGAGCAACGACAGCCCGCACGCAATGGCGCAGTGGCGGCCTAGCAAAAGTCGCCGCCGGCTCCCTCCCTCCAGAGATGGCCGGCGGCTAATCATTCGATATGACAGGACATACCAAGTGACTAAGCAGAATCATACCCGATTTGTCGCCCCTGATCCACCAGCCCCGCGCGTCGAGATTATCCGATCCGACCTGCCGCCGGCCCCGATTGTCGAGCCATATCCCCACGCCAGCCACACCGACAGAGCGCGTGCGTTCACCCTGGCCACCGCGCCATTAGCCGCAACGACTGCCCTGGTCGTTCTGCTCATCGGCCTTGTTGCCTTCGGCATTCCCATACTGAGCGTTGCCGCTTTGCTGCTGGCACTGGGCGGTTTTGGTTTGGTCTGGGCCATTTCCTTTATCGTATTCACGTTTGTCAGCCCAGACGGCGCGCTCGTATTGCACACCATTTTCCTGTTCGGCCTGTTGCGCCGGGAACAGAAGGAGCGTATCCGTCGCTATGGCAAACACTAACGGCGTCCTCGCCAACCTTGACCGCAAGCCGGAGATTAGCCACGCCGACCCGGAACGCTTTGTCGGCCTGCGTGGCGCAGCGGCGGCCTTGTCCCGGCGTGCGGTGGATGCAAGCGTATGTGAACTACTCAATGAGGCGCTCAGCCGCCTTGTCGCCCTTCTGTACGAGTCGGACGGCGGCGGCCTCGCCAACGTCGATGGACTGACCGGGCGTATTCTGGTGCCATTGCCCCACGGCAAGAACGGCCACGCTCATTGGTCACTCAAACCATCCGAGGCGAATACGCTCAGAGATATTCTGTTTGGCTGGCAAGAAGAAGGGAATTCGCTGCTCTTTTACGAGTGGACGCGCCATAGCTGGTTCCTCAACCTTAGCGGCTATGGTACGCTCGGCATAGCAAAGGCGTGGTTGCGCTCGCACCAAATCACTGTCGCCCTGTATAGGTCTACGCGTGCCAAGAGAGTGGCGCGCTAGATGGTGTCGCCTAGCAATTTCCAGAGGTACACAAAGACAACGCGCCGGGAAGCCCGTCCCGGCGCGTTGCTGTCTCTAGTCCCCACCTGCTTCCAGGTTGTTATCTAATTAAAAAGGAAACTCAAATGAAACGTACTTTGCTCTTTGCCCTGTTGGTCGGCGTCTGCCTATTCGTCTTGCAGACTCATCCGATTGGTACAGGCGCCCAAGGCGCCATTACGGTTGCTGGCATTACCGATTCGCTCCATGCCACCAACGCCGCCATCAAAGCCTATCCCGCGGCGCAGGTCGGCCATCTGCTGGGCAGCTACATCGTCATGTTATGGAAGACCGAGGTCGCCAAACTCATGTTCTGGATTCATCTATTTGGCTAGGGCGGCGCCGCAACCGGCGGCTGGTAGCCCGTCAGCTTGTTAAACAACGCCTGCACGTTGGAGAGAATGGCATAGTCGGCCGCCGCCGGGTCAGCCGCCCAGGCGTCATAGGTGACATCCCAAGCAGCATCGGCCACCATCGCCGCCGGAAAGCCGTAACTCTGCGGGTTGCGAATCACATTGGCGAGTAGGTTGCTGTCGCCCTCGCCTGCCGCCAGTGCCTTGAGCGTGCTGACGGCGTTTTCTTTGACCACGCTGTTGACCTGGTTGTTGAAGCCGGGCGAGGCGTTGAATGCCTCCTGTTGTAAGGCGCTGATGCCCATGCTATCCTCCCGCCATGCGCTGCAAGACTTCCGGGTCGATCTCGACGATTAGCTGCTCCAGCGCATAGACGGCGCCCTCGGTTCGGCTCTTGCTGACCTTCAAATCTTGCAACCGTTGTTCGACGGCTTCAATCTGTGCCGTGACGCTGTTCTTCCCCTGCACCATCTTTTCCCACTTTTCGATCAGCTTGGCAAGGGCGATGCTATCCTCTTTTGCCGGCTCGAAACTAGGCGCATCCTTCTCAATGCCGTTTGCTGTCGTGTGGACGGTCGCTTCTGCTTCCATGCTTTTGCTCCTCTTTGAATTCCGAATAGCCATTGATGCCTCTATAGGAAATAAGTGCCCCAAACGGCGACGGTATGGCCCGCCAGTACATTGGCGATGGTTAAGTCGGCACCGTTGGCACCTGCGCCAACGGTGCAATCGCTCGTGCGTAAAGTTGCCTTCGTCGTGTTCCAAATCGTGCCGTCAAAGTAGGCGGCGCTGATAATCTGCGTCGTGCCAGCGCGCGCTGGTTGGCTCGGCGGCAGCGAAACCGTCATGTTGCCCGTACCGCCTGAGCGAGAGGTAACGGGAATGTAGGCGTTGAACATGACCATGTTGCCGATGCGCGTATAGTTGCCATAGCGAGTCCCATAGCCAACTGTGGGCGCTGTCGTCGTTGCGCTGACCACAGGCGTATAGGCGACGGGCGTCTCAGCGTAGTCGCTCAGTGTCGTGTTGCCGAGGTTGATGCCCTGAAAGGCTTGCAAGAGACCCGTACTGATCGTCACCGTTCCCGCCGCGCTGATCGCCAGGCGGTCGAGGTTGTTGGTACGGAGAACAAAATTGTGATTTGTCCATGTTCCTACATAGCCAACGTTAGTGGAATGCAGGAACAATCCACCTTCCGCACCTGAGCTTTTCAGGTGAAGATTGGCGACGGTCGCATTTGGCGCAATCCAAATGCCGTTGGCATTAGTGTTCAGCGTGGGCGTCAAAGTCCCAAGATGCAAGAGCGCACCAGGAGCCGAGTTGTTAATGCCCGTAAATCCCGTTGTTTTGACCGTCAAGCCCGTTGCTGTGCTGAGGTCGGTGCTGGGCGAAACCGAGAAGGAATCGCCTAAACTGCCGTCGATGCCAATCGTCCAATTCGTCGTCTGCTGCGTAAATTGTAGGCGAGCGTCCCCCGCGCCCGCTTGCTGGATCACGATGCCGACTCCGGCAATCGCCGTGTTGTTTGAATAGACGTGCAAGGTATGGGTGGGCGAAGCAAGACCGCCGATACTGGCGAATCCTGTAGCTGCGTCGAGCCTCATGCGCTCGACGTTGCCGGTGGCTAAGAGTATGTCCTGGCCCGCGCCAACCGTTCTCAAAACTAAACGAGTCGTGTTGCCTTGCACGTAGGCATCGCCCGCCTGCAAGGCTCCTGCACCACCCGCAAAGAGGCTGCTGACGATGCCCGCTTCATAGGTGGAAGTACCTAAGTCGTTTTGCGACCGCCACGTTGCTGCCGCCGTCGTGCCCGTGCTGGTGTTGCGAATCAGGGCAGTTAAGCCGCCGGCGACATTTCGCGATATGTCGAGAATTTGTGCTGGCGACAGATTGCCAATGCCGAGGTTGCCGTTGGCGTCAAGCACCATCTTGCCGGATTGGACGGTCAAGCCTGTTTGAAACAGAATCTTGCCAGGGATGGCTCCTGCTGCCGGCGTGCCGTCCACTTGAAAGACAATGCCTGCTGGAGGAACCCACGCTGCCCCATCCCAGGCGTAGCCCTGCATTGAACCGAAGTAATCGCCATCGGCGACAATGGTCTTGGATGCCCGCGTCCCCCTGGCCTTTTGCAAGGCGAGTACAGGCGTGAAGGTGTTGTTGCTGACCTGGCTGACCGTCAACCCACGCTCCGCCGCCGCACTGGTCGAGTGAACTTCCAGGTGGCTGTATGGGTCGCTGGCGCCGATGCCGACGTTGCCGCTCAGGTATTGGATCGCATCCGTAATAAAGCCGCCCGAACTGGGTCGGGCGGCCGACGCTGCGCCGGTGCCGAAATAGGCGCCGCTGCTGTCCAGCCACAGGTTGTAGGCGACGGTGGTCGAGTTGATGGCGCGCAGCCGCACCGCCCCCAACGTGTTGCTGCCGGCGATGCCCTGCGCCACCAGGTCAAGCTCGGTATAGGTCGCCGTGGCGCGCGAGACGCCGACCGTGCCCAGCAGCTTGGCGACCAGCGGCGCCGTCGGCGGGATACCCAAATCCTCATACCAGCCAATCGTGTTGAAGAGCGCCGTGCCAAACTCAAAGGAAATGCCGTTGACCTTGTCGATGCTGAGAATGGCGTTGCCGACGTTGTAGAGGTTGAGGGGCGTATTAAAGAGGCGCATACCGTTCACGCGGTCGGCTGTCATGCCGATGAAGGGCGTACTCGGATCATCCGGCGCTTTCGTCAAATCGTTGCCGGTGGCAAAGCCATAGCGCGTCGAGGAATAATCGACAAAGCTGGTCAGGTTGCCCATCGTCACCGTCGGCACCAGGTCATCCCAGTTGGTCGTGGCCGAGCGGCTGTAGATGGTGATGGTCGGGCCGACCTTCTGCACCGTCGGTGAGATCGGCTTGACCGTCTGCACGCTGGCTAGGTCGATGTAGCCCTCGCTGGTGGTGGCGCCGAGGCTGACCACGGCATCGCCGGCCAGCCATGTCTTTGCCCCGCTCGTATTCAGCCCACGCGTCACCGTATAGCGCCAGCCCGCCGGCGGCCCTGTCACCGCCGTTGGCGTGGCGCTCGTAATCTTCATCGCCTCAATCTGCGCCACGCCGCCCGGTGCGCTCTCCAGATACAAGTAGGTGCCGGTCGTGAAACTGGCGACGTTGTGCTTGAGGTCGATGGTCGTCTGCCCTGCCGTGATGTCGCTAATCAAACTGCTGGTCGGCGTGACCATGATGCGCCCGCCAATCGTCGCCATCACCGAACTGGCAACCAGCGTCTCGACGTAGAGTTCGCGGGCATAGATGGTTGCCCATTTGCGGTTGTAGTCGCCGAAATCGGTGCGCGTGCCGCCGCCCGGCAAGACGTTGAAGCCGCCAGGGTCGAGGATGAGGTCGCCGCCGGGGATGATGCTCAGATTGGTAGCCGCCGGCGAGGTAATGCTACGCGTGCTGCCGATAAAGTCGAGGCCGGCGTTGAGCTTGACATTGCTGTCAAACTGGTGCGTGCCCGTCCAGGTGAAGTTATAGGCGGTATCGACAATCACATTGTCCACGTCAGCGCCGGCGCCAATCTTGACGCCTTTGGCGGCGTTGACGCTCAAGGCTTTGGCTGCGCTCAGCGCCAGACCCGCACCGGCAAGCGCCGCATCGATTGCCAGCCCGCTGGTCGTGTTGAGGCCGGATGGCGAGGCCAGCACAATCTGGATGTCGTTGGCGTTGACCTGGATACCCACGCCCGTGCCAACCGCCAACACACCCGCCGTATAGGTCAGCCCCGCGCCGCCCACCAGCGGGTCGAGCGCCATCGTATCGGCATTGGCGACCAGCCCATCACCGGCCCCAACCGCCAACACACCCGCCGTATAGGTCAGCCCCGCGCCGCCCACCAGCGGGTCGAGCGCCATCGTATCGGCATTGGCGACCAGCCCATCACCGGCCCCAACCGCCAGCACACCGGTTGTCAAGGTCAAGCCGGCGCCGGCCAAAGTCGCGGCCAGTGTCACGGCATCAGCACCAGCCACCAGCCCCGCACCGACGCCGACCGCCAAGACGCCTGCCGTCAAGGTCAGGCCGTCACCGGCGACGCTCGGCGCCAAGCCCAGCCCGCCCGTGATACCCAGCCCGCCCGCCGGCGCAAGGGTCAAGCCCAGCGTGAGGTCAACGCTCAACTCGCCGCCGCCGGTTAGCGGAGCAGCGGTATCGACGCGGCGCGTGGTCGGCATGGCATAGCTTGGGTCGATGGCGATGCTGTTGGCGGCGACGACGATACCGGAACCTGCGCCGACGGCCAGGATGCCGCCCGCCGTATAGGTCAAGCCGCCACCGGCCAAGAGCGGGTCAACGCGTAGCTGCTGGCCTGTAATGAGCAGCCCGTCACCGGCCGTCGCCAGCGCATGATGGGCGGCAGGGTTGGCGGCATGGGCGCTGATGTCGATGCCGTCCACGGTGCCGCCGAGCGTGATGTTGCCCTCGACATCCAGCGAGGCTGTGCCGCTGCCCTGATTGGTGACGCTGACAACGGTTGGGGTGGCGGCGTGGGCGTCGATGATCATGCTGCCCGGATATTCCCACTCAGCGCCCGACAAGGTATCACCGGCAATCGTGCCGCTGACAAAGAGATGGTCAATGTACAGATTGCGCCAGCGTTTCGAGGCGCTGCCGAGGTCAAAGGTCACATCGAACTCAGGCAGCACCGCGCCCTCGAAGATGACGCCAAGATCAGCCTCTACATAGATATTGCCCGTACTCACCAGACGGATATTGGTAGAGCCAATCGGCCCGCCGTCATCGGTGGCGTTGAGGCTCAGATAGGAGTAATCGGCGTCATCGGTCTTTCTCACCTCCAGCTCAAGGCGATTCGAGACCGGCGGCGAACCGGTATCGAGCTGATAGCCGGCAATGCTGGCCGGAGGATTGGCGCTGCGATCCAGTACATCGAACCACCAGGCAATCTCGGAGTGAATGCCCGGCGCCCAACCACCCGGCAAGGTCGGCATCAGAATCGCCAGCCCGTCATCGTCCAGCACCGTCTCGGCAGTGCGTAACATGCCGTGTAGATAGGCGTTGTCGCTGTACAAGCCCCAGCCCGTGGGGTTGAGGTCGGCGTCGCCGATGCCGTCGAGCAGGCCGATCTGCGTGCGGATGTGGCTGTTGCCCGCCGCGTAAGGGTTGGCGCCCGTCCAGTCGCCAATACGAATCCACGGCCCGTCGGCGCTGTCGAGCGTGCTGAGGTGGACATAGCCCTGCCCGCTGACGCCAAAGTCCACCGCCAGCCGCCCCTTCTTGACGACGATGCCGGGCGTGCCTGCGCGGTGCGTATACGTCCAGCGCTGGCGGGTAATGCCGTTGATGTCAGCCGCCAAAGGCACATAGCCGCTGACCTGGCCCCATAGCTGGTTGACCTCAAGCCCGGTGCCGACTTCGACCGACGAGATCATGATCCAGTCGCCATTGGCAAAGAGCGCACCGACCAGCGCCACCGAATCCTCAAAGGTGACGGCGACGGTGGCGCCGATGGCAGGCACGGTAAAGTCCTGGTAGACGATACCCATCGACTTTCCCCAGTACTCTTCACCGACGTCGACGCGCACGGTGTCGGCGATGAAGGTGCGGACGTGCAGCTCGTCGGCCTTGATGGCGTGCGTCGTCAACTGGCGGAAGCCGCCGCTGTTGATATGTAAGCTATAGCCGTTAATCGGGATGCCGTCGAGGTAATCGGTGCTGCGCTCGGTCTTGGCCGAGGCCAGCATCAGGTCGCCGCCCAGATTCCAGGTGACGTCGATGCCGGCGCTGCTGGTAAACTGGCGGTCGGCGGCGATAAAGTTGATGTCAGTATGCATCTGCACAGGGCTGTTAAACTGGTGCGTGCCTGTCCACAAAAAGTCGGCGTCCTCGTCAACGCGCACGGAACCGTCGCCGGCAAACTCGATGCCGCCGCCCGCCTCCGTCCGCACATAGATCAGGTTGGAGTTGACGCCAAGCCCTCTGGTCGTGTCGGTGATCTCGGTCGCATCGACGCTGACAAAGTTGCCCAGCACATCCAATCCGACGCCGGCCCCAATCTTGACGCCCGTACTATCGAGGATGAGGCCGCTGTCGGAGGGCTTCTTGAGATACAACCCGGCGCTCGTCGCACCTATCCCGCCCACCGTGTCGTGCTTGGTCGAGATCGTCGTGCCGCTGATGTCAATGCCGTTGCCGGCAATGTAGGTCGGCCCGCCACCGCTGCCGCCGGTCGCATCCTCGTTGCGCCACATCGCCGTCGTGCCGTCATAGGTCAGCACCTGGCCGTCCGTGAGCGTGCCGAGATTGACATCCTGCAAAGTCGCCAGCCGCCCGCCGCTAACGGCGCTGCCGCCGCCGCCATGCCCGTTGCCAAAGAATCGTTGGAAGCGTTTGAGCAAATAGGGGTAGAGCAGGTCAGCCTGTGAGGATGCTTTGTTACTCGGCATGTTACCCCTTCACAATCTTGAGCGCGCTAAACGGGTCAGGCGACCCTTCCGATTGCACGGTCAGCCTGTCGCTTTCGGCGCTGTAGGTCGATGCTCGGATATAGACGGCAGCCCCGCGCGTCTGGCGGATGCCCAGCCCGTCAAGCAGCAGGATCGAGTCGATGCCGACGCTCTGCCCGTAGACCAGTTTGCCGGGTAGGATGTTGCTGCCGTTGGGATGGCGCAGGCGGCCATCCATGCCCAGCACATAATCCTCTTCGCTCGATAACGGCGCCAGGTCAATGACCACGCTGCGGTCACGCGTCACCCAGGCGATCATCCTGTCGCCGGCTGATGTGCCCATCTCCAGCAGCTCGTCGATCACATCCATCACCGTCATCTGGCGGTCGTCAAACTGGCGTACCATGATGCCGCTATCGACGTGGATGATCGTGTTGTAGTAGCTCTCGACGCCGGCAATCGCCTTGCGTAGCTGTTCGGTACTCTTAATCTCGCCGATGATGCGAAAGGGCATGTCGCAGACAGGCGAGCGCGCCACCCAGCCGCCGCCGAGTGCGACCAGCACGTTGAAGAGCGGCGAGCCGGGCGTCTCAAACTTGGTATAGCCCTGCTCTTCATCGACCGCAATCTCGTAGCCGTCGTCAATGTTGGCGGCGCCGAGGCGATGGATGTGCAGCCAGTAGGGCGTATTGGCGGCCAGTTCGACCGGCGGCACCGGCGCCTCCGTCCAGTTCAACTCGGTAAAGAGGCTGGCGCCGCTGATATCGACCGCCGTCAACATCGTGCTAGGAACGCCCAAAGTGTCGGCGTTGATCTCGACGCGCAAGAGGTCAGTCGGTTCGCCAATCTTGCGCCCGATGAAGCCGACGCGCGTCACCGTCCACGGCGTGTCGAGCCAGAACTTGGTGGCAATGTTGTCGGCCGCCACCTGTTCGCCAAATGAAATGCGGATCGTTGGCCCCGGCGCTTCGGGGATCAGGTCATCGCCGACGCCGATCTGGTAGGGGTGATCCATGTTCTCAACGGTGTAGGTGCCGTTGTTGGTCGTGCCCTCCAAGACTTCGACGGCGCCGGAGACGGTAAAGGTGTCGTCGCGCTTGAGCGGCAGGAAGTCGCCGCCGCCATAGATTTGCATTTCGTCGGATTCAATGGCGCCCTCGGTATGGTCGGCAGGGTTCCAGATGCCAAAGCCAATCTGGTTGCTCGTCATATAGACGCCCAGCACCTGCACGCCGCTTTCATCGGTATGCTCTTCTAAGCCATCCAAGTTCTCAAAGTAGAGCGCATCGGCCTTGTACCATGTGCCCTGCGCCGTCAGCGTGGCGCTATAGCTGCCCTGGTCGCTGGTCGTGACGTTCGGCTGCGGCAGCTTCATCCGTTTGAGGATGGTCGCCTGCATATAGGCGGCGATGTTGGCGTTGCCACGCGTCGATCCGTAGATGATCTCCCGTTTGCCATAGCGCGCCACGCTGTCGTTGTCCTGCGCCCAGCCCGTCTCGTTGCTCTGCTCGGTGCCGTCGGGCAGGATGCTCGGATAGGTCACTTTGACGCGGTTGCGTACCTCGTCGAGGCTCATGTGAATCGAGATGTTGCCCAGATTCAGCTCGATGTCCCACAGGTCGCCCCACCACACGCACTCGCCAAACTCGTTGAAGATTTCTACCTTGTCGCCCAGCCAGCCGCAGAGCGAGGCCAGGCTTTCGGCGCTGCCGATGGCCGTAATACTCGCCTGTTCGCAGCCGCCGCGGTCATTGGCCGACCAGTGCTGCGGCGCCAGCACGAGGTCACGCGGTAGCGTCTGGATACGGTTGCCGTACTGGATGTCCTTTTCGAGCTGGACGCTGAATCGTGGCATTAGATAGAAATCCGCCTGGGCCTGTAGCTCATCCGCACCTGCCAGGCGCTGCCCGCTTCCATCGTCACGCCGCCGAGGATAAAGCGCAGGCGGTTGATTTTGTTGGGATAGAGGTGGATCGGCATAAAGTAGGGGCGATAAATGGGCAATTGCTCCGTCCCGCTCAGCCCGTAGACGCCGCCATTCGCCCCGTCATCGACAATGCTTTCGCCGTCGGCCAACGAGACGTTGCTAAAGGCGCGCAGCACCCGGTAGCGGCCTGACCCCGACGGAAAGAGCTGCACCCAATCAAAGGCGATGTCGTCTGAGGCGACCGTCGCTTTGGCCTTGACCGTGACATAGAGGTGCGGGGCGCTGTTGGCATAGTAGCCGCCCGGCGGTATCGGGATGCCGCCGAGGTCGAGTATCCACTCGTTAAAGGCGGCCAGTACCGGCTCGCCGACGGCGATGTCGAGCGGCGCCGGAAAGTACCTGAGCTGGAGCGAGGCGCGCAGCAGCGTGTCGATGTTGGGGCGCGTGCTAAAGACGGCGACGAGGCGCCCAAACTGGTTCTTAAAACCGTTGATGACCGAGCTGCCCGCCAGCCAATAGGCCATGTCGCCCTCGACCGTGTTGGCTGTCGCAAAGCCGCCCGCCTTCTCTTCGCCGCGGTAGATCGGGTCAATCGTCGTCGGGCCGGTATAGACATAGTTGCCGAGGTAGACGCTAGTGGCGGCACGAGCTGCGCCGCTGGCGTTCTTGATCTCAATCTTGGCCGGCGCCGGCAGCGTGCCCTCAATCTGGTCGGCGGCGCATTGCCACCAGTTTTGGTTGGTGGCGTGCGTGTCGTCGGCGTTGTAGACGGTGGCAAAGCCGGTCGTGGCGACTGAGGTCGGCCCGCTCGTGATCGCAATCGCTTTGACCGCCTCCGTCTCAAAATAGAAGCGGCGCGTCAGCGTAATCGTGCCGTGTAGCACGCCGCGGTACATCTCATTGGCTACGTTGTCGGCAATCCAGCGGGCGGCCAGGATTTGCGACCGCCACACCTCTGTATCCTGAGCATACTGCGCCACCAGATACACCTTGTCATCCAGATAGCCGCTTGACCCCTGGCGCGCCAGGTCAAGCAGGCGCTCGATGCTCTGCACTTTGGCGGCGATCACCGCCTCCGACCCTTGAATCAGCAGGTCGATGCTTTCGGTGACGTTGCTAAAGGACGGCACGCTCAGCGTCTCGCCCTCGCCCAGCGTATCGAGCGTATCCTGGTTGACATCGGGCGCATTCATGGCGTAGGTCGTGATCAGCCCGCCGCTATGCAGCGGCACATCCTGCGCCGTCGTCTCGCCGACACGTAGCGTCAACTGTAAAGGCATAAGGTTATCTCAACTTCTGCTGGAAACGACGCGCCAGCTTGCCCGCCAGCACCTCGATATCCATGTCGTTATGCACGTTGACGTTTTGGATAACGATGGTTGGCCCGCCGTTTCCCCTGCCGCCGCCATAGCTCGCCGTGGCGAATGAGGCGCCCGCTGTCACGAAGCCGATAGTAGCGTCATCCTTTTTTTTCTGTAAATTGTCTTGCTGTGGCCCGTCTGGCGAAACGCTTGGCGGAGAAAAGGCGGGGATGAAGCGGCCCCAATCGATGTGCGGAATAAAGTTCGCCCACGACATTTCCGGGATAAAGCTCGACCAGCTCAGGCTGGAGATAAAGGTTGCCCAACTCAGACTGGAGATAAAGGTTCCCCAGGATAGGCTCGTGATAAAGCTCGGCCAACTGAGGCCGGAGATAAAGCTTCCCCAGTCAAAGGTCGAAATCCAACTCGCCCACTCTAAAGCCGAGACAAAGGTTGACCAGGTCAGATTGGCAATCCAAAGCACCCAGTCCAGCGGCGTCACGAAGATTGACCAAACGAAGTCCGGCACAAAGCTCGTCCACACCAAAGGCTGGATATAATCCGACCACTTAAAGCTGCTGGCGGCGGCGCGGTCACGCAGGGTGTCGGAGGTGGAAGTGTTGTCGGGCGCCGGCGCAATAAAGGCGCCCATGACCGTCGCCATCAGGTTTGTCCACATGGTCGTGACCGCCGTCGCAATCGCCTCGCCGAGCGCCGCAATCTTGGCGGGCAGGCCGGTTCCCTCCAGCGCCAAGCTGAAGCCGATCAGCGCCACCAGCATGGCCCCTTGCAGTCCGAGGATCGCCTGACTAAAGGCGCCGGCGATTTCGATAAAGGTGATAAATGGCTCAATCTTGGCGATTTCCGTATTCCAGCGAGCGATGATCAGCGTCCCCATCAAGCGTCCGGCCCCCGCCCAGTTGCCGCCCGCAATCGTCTGCGTCAAGTTGTCGATCATCAATCCGGGGCCTTTGGCCGCCTCCGTGATCGCCGCCTGCGGTATGGGCTTGATCGTCACTTTGGGCGGGTCAATCGTCATGTCGGGAAAAGGCATGATCGTCAGCTTGGGCGGGTCGAGCAGCGTCTCGACCGTGGCCTTGATTTGGAATTCAATATCGCTCTTGAGCTTCCCTAAGTCGGTCAGCGTCGGCATCTTAAAGGTGGACAGGCTGGTGCCGATGCCGCTTAGCGTGCTGCTCAGCGTCTCAATCAACGGCTGGATCACCGCCAGCACCGCCGCCGTCTTGCCCTGGATGTTGCCCCAATTGGTTTCCCAGGCCAGCCACAGCGCGGCCACGGCAGCCGCCAGACCCAACACGACCAAGGCAACCAAGCCAATCGGTGTTGCCAAGGCGCCGATCACGGTGGCAATGCCCGCTGCCGCCAAGAGTACCGCACCGACCGCGGCGGCAAAGCCCAAGAAAGCCAGCGAGGCGTTGATTACCGGCTGCGGCAGGTCGCCCAACTGGTTGACGAAATCGGTCAAGCCGCCCATCCAGCCGGAAATGGTGTCGAGGAAAGGCAAGGCGAGCTTGGTCATCAAGCTGTCAATGCTGCCGCTAATCTGCTCCATTGCACCGGCCAAGCCGCTATTCTGGGCGTTCGCCATCTCGGAGGCCGCACCCTGTTCTTCGACGGCGGTCTTCATCGCCTCATAGCCGGCGGTGCCTTCTTCGGCCATGATGTTGGCGGCGCGGATGGCGTCGGCGCCAAAGAGCGTGTTAAAGGCGGCGTCACGCTGGGCGTCGGACATGCCCTTGGCTGCCGAGGCAATGTCACCGATGATGTCGTGGTAATCACGCATACTGCCGTCGGCGTTGAAGACGTTGATACCGAGTTGCTTCATCACCTTTGAGGCGGCGGCGGTCGGTGCGGTCAGGCGCATCGTCATCGTCTTGAGGCTGGTTGCAGCGTCGCTGGCATTGAGGCCGTTGTTGGCGAGTAGCGCCATCATCGTCGCCAGTGTTTCCACACTTTGGCCGTTGGTGGCAAAGACCGAACCGGCATTCTGCACGCCGTAAGCAAGGTCGGAGATGTCAGCCGCCGAGGCATTGGCGGCCGCCGCTAAGACGTCCGCCACCTTGGCCGACTCGGCGGCATCAAGGCCAAAGGTGTTGAGCGTGGCCGCCGTCAAGGTTGCGGCATCGCTGACGCTGATGGCGCCGGCTGCCGCCAAGTCCATCACGCCGGGTATCGAGTCCATCACCTCTTGCGTATCCATGCCCGCCTTGGCTAAATCAACCATGCCCTCGGCCGCTTCGTTGGCGCTAAATACGGTATCGGCGCCAAGCTGCAAAGCCAGGTCGCTCATCGCCTGCATTTGGTCGCCGGTGGCATTCGAGGCATAGCCGAGCACGTTCATGCTGCGCTCAAAGCCGGCCGCCGTCTTGATGGCGCTGACGCCGATGCCAATCAGCGGCGCGCCGATAGTGGCCGAAAGCACACCGCCCACGCCGGCCATCTGCCCCGCCATGCTGTCCATTTTGCCGGAGAAGGATTTCAGCCCGCTCTCGGCGGCGGATGTATCGGCTGTGACCTTGACCGCAAGTTCAGCAGCAGTAATGGTCATGTTCTGTGCCTGCTAGATTTGCGCTGTCGCTTCTCTGCCCGTTTGTTCTCGCCATGAATTTCCGCCTGTTCGCTTTCCAGCGCCAGATAAAACCAGGCCGGCTGCTGCGCCAGCAACTCCCACGGCGCCACGCCCAGATAGCGCGCGGCCCGCAAAAAGCTATACCAGTCCGGCACGCCGCCGCCTCTGCCCTCGCTTTCGAGGTAGAGGTTTAGCGCCCGGACTTGCGCCGGTTTGGGGCTTGGCTCTCGTTGATGCTTTCGATGATCGCCATCACCAAACTGGCCGGCAGTTTGTGCAGGAACTCTTCGGTGATCGGCTCGGTTTCGGCCGGATGCTCTTTGCCGTTGCTGCTTGGTTCCTTCATAAAATCCCAGCCGACCAGAATCTTGGTCAGCATGTCAATCGCCTGGCGCGTGCCCTCTACCGGGTCATCGGCGGCCGCCTGTTGCAAGGCCAGTTGCATCGCCGTCGTATTGGCGCCGGGTGCGTAGGTGACGTTGAGTTCCAGCCCTTCCCACTCGACGCGCACAGCGCGCGTCTTGCCGCCCAAATCGGATAGGCGTATTGGCATAAAATCCCCTTACAATGTAGCGATATCGTTGACGACGACGACCTTGCAGGCGCCGCCTAGCACGGCATCATGGAAACCACCGAGCGTGTACTCGATGGCATAGACGCCATCCTCATCGCTGAAGTCGCCGATGTCGGTCACTTTGCAGGCGGTGTCAATCGTCAGTTTGTAGGTGCCCGGCCCAGCGCCAATCACGGCGCCGGTCGCCTCAATGCGGATGAACTTGGTCGCCCCGGTACGCATGATCGGCAGCAGGCTCATACCCTCGCTGTCGGCCTCCTGCATCAGCGTCAGTTCGAGCGTCGGCTCCAGCTCGACATGCTGCGTATAGGCGGTCAATCCGTTGAGGAACCAGGCCGGGCCAAAGCGATTGGTCAGCGACCACTCGACGCTGATTGCCCCGTCGAGCGCCGTCGCCCCCGTCAAGGCGGCCACGGTGTCGGCAGCGTAGACTTTGACCTGCGGCCCGGCGACGGGAATCAGGGCGATCTCGGTCGGTGTCGGCGTCAGGGTGATGCCATCGACGATGGCCGTGCCGATGGCGCTGCCGGAGATGGTCGATTCGTCACGGGCAAAGCTGAGCGTGAGGTCGTTGATCAGGACATAGCTCGCCTTGTGCGCTCTGCCGGCGCTGCCCTGCTCGATGGTGTAGGTCTGGATGATGTCGGCGCTGCTTGTCCCTGGCGTAAATGTCCAGGTCGTCGCGGGCGCGGTCGTGACGATGGCCGCCTTTTCCAAGATGCCGGAAAGCAGATAGACAATCTCGGTGTAGGTGATGGCGCCGTCGAGGTCGATCTCCGTCCACTCCCGGTTGAGCGTGGCGACCGAAGGGTATTTGCTGCCGGCCGCCCTGAATACCTGAATGTCAGGGTTGGGCGAAAATGTAAAGCCGACGCTGCTTAGTTTCTTGTTGGCGGCGATACTCGTTCCCGCCGTGACCTCGACGCCGATCTGGGCGGTCTGGTAGATAGTAGCAAGCCCCATTGTTTTTATTCCTTGCTCGCATAGATGCGATAGATTCGTCCAAAATGCCGAAAGTTCCTGCCGCCCTCGACTTCCGGCAGGCGAAAGGGCTGTTCGCCGACGCAGACCCAGATCACGCCGTAGGCATTGCTAGCGCCGTTGGGCGTGGCGTGTAAGTCCTCATCGATGCGCTCGGCTATCGTCAGGAGCGGCCCGCCATAGCTGCTCGTCTCGGCCACGCCGCGCACCAGATAGAGCATGTTGCTCCACACGCGGCGCGGCCCGACCCACATCAAATCGACCGCCGATTGCATCTGGTAGATGACAAAGGGATAGGTAGGGCCAAGCGTGCCGTTCTGCGGCGCCTGCTCGTTGTAGATGCGCGGGTTGCTAGCGCCGCCGATGAGGGCGGTCAGCGCAGCGTCGGCCTTGAGCGTGCTGTATATCCACTGGTCAGCGGCGACAGGTTCATTCAAGACTGGCCTCCAGCTCTGACAGCTTGCGCAGCCAGTGACGCCGTTCGTTCTCGGCGGCCGGTGTCATGTAGGGCGTGGCCGCCATCTTGCTGGTGCCATACTCTTGATAGACCGAATACTCGATGTCGGTCGCCACCATGCCCTCGGTGTCGCCCGTCATCTCCGACTGGATGCTGGCACGCAGCGCTCCCGTGTCTACCGGCACTTTGATTTTGGCGGTCGTCTCGATGGCGAAGAGCGTTTCCTGCACGATGGCGCCGACAGCCGGGCGCAGCGCAGCCGTAATCCTGGGGAAATGGTTATAGACGATGGTGAAGGTTGCACCTCGACTAGCCACTGTCACGCTCCGCACATAACGTTTGACGCGCCGTCTCGTTTGTCCAGGCGCCGTAGATGGCGAGGATTTCAAACCAGCGCCCGCCGTCTATCACCTCATTTGGCGGCGTGCCGCTAAGCGTGCCGCCGACGTTGATGCGGTCGCTCACGTCAAAGACCGTACCGGCCGGCAAGGTAATCTCCCACGGCAATTGGCCCATCAACTGCCCACCGACCAGCGCCTCGGCCGCCTGTACGCGCATCGGCGCCACGCGGCAGGGGATGTCGCCCGTGTAGGTCAACACGGGAAGCTGGCCGCCCATGCCGTCGCTGACCGTCGTCGTGTGCTGGACGATGGCGCGCTCGGTGAGCGTCAGCCCTTGCGTCTGGCGCGTATAGGCGAGGTCAGCCGCCGATAGCATTATTTCTTGGCCGGCGGCACGCTGCTCACATCGGTGGCGCCGCTGGGCTGCTTGGTTTCAACAGTGACCGATGCCAGCTCGTCGTCGGCCTCGGTCGTTGTCTTGGCCTTGGGATTGAGCGGCTTGGGCATCAGGGCTTCGGCCTCGGCGACCGGATAGCGGCCCAGCACTTCCTTGGTGGCTGCGGCCAACTTGGCTGCCGCATCCTTGACCGCCTGGGCGTTGTCCTTGATGCGCTGCTTGACCTCGGCAGCGCCCCACTCGACATAGCCCTGCGCCTCTAAGCTGGCAATCGCCGCGGCGTCGTTCTCGTCTACTTGTACTTTGTGCCCCGTCTCCGGGTGGCGGTATGTTTTCATGTGTTTCTCCCTATCTTTCCGCCGCCTGCTTCGCATGTTTGCTAGCGGCGGGCGTGATTAAAGCCCGTACTCATACGGATTATTGATATTGCCAATGTGCGGCTCGCCAAAGCGGGTGGCGCTGTTGGCTTCCGGCATCACCGTCCAGTTGCCCGCCACGCGCCGGCTGCGCCAGATGCGCGCCTGCGCTGTGGCGTGGTCGGTCTGTTGCGATTTGCTAAAGGTGGCGCCGTCGGCCTCAAAGTCGAAGTTGGCAGCCAGCGCCGCCGCCTTCTCTTCCCAGATTTCGGCTGCCGCCAGCGCCAGGTCATAAGAGGGTATCCAGCCGCTTTCGTCGGGGTAGACATCCTCCGGGTCAGCGACGGGATGGCGTGTGATGGCATCCTCCAGCAGCACATCGCTGTAGGTCGTCGTGCTTGGTTCGGCCACCATGCGCCGCAAGCGCGCAATGTCAGCGGCGCTTGTACCGCCTACATAGCCGCTCACGGGTTCACCCGTATATAACTTATGTACAGGCGACCCCGAAAGCCGGTTGAATCGGCGCTGCCGGTCGCCGTGATATAGTCATTCGCCGGCCAGACCTGCACCGCGCCTTTGGCGACGACCGCCGCCATGCCGTGATAGGCAGTAGCGGCAATGGCGCCGTTGATGGCAAGCGCGCTGATCAGGTCGGCGTCGCTGGCGGTCGGGCTGGGGTTGACGCCGACGTTGATCGCTGCTGCGCCTGTGCTGGCGACCTCGACGTAAATCTTGACATCGGTGATGATCAGCGGCACGCCTTCCGGGTTGCGGACGAAACCGATTTCACCGCCGGCAAAAAGAGCAGCGCCCACCAATGGAATCTCCAGATGACCACTGGCAAAGACCGGCGTTGTCATGGTTGGAGCGCGGCAAAGGCCAGCCGCGTGGCCGGCGTCTGGTTGACGCGGTTGATTGGGTTCGGTAAGGCAAAGCCGAGGCGGATCACGGCGCGCAGGGCCACCATGTCCTGCTGCGGCAGGTTGTAGATGACCAGCCCGCCGGCATCGGTGATCACCGCCTGGTCGAGAATCTTAAAGGTAATATCCTGGCGCATCGACCAGACCAGTTGATCCCACTGCCCGCTGAAGAGCAGCGCCACCGCCGGGTCAATCGAGCCGTCGGTCGGGAAGTAGATCGGCGCGCCGTCGAGGGCGTAGCGGGTCTTTTCCTGCATCGTGTTGACAAAGATCGGCTGGCCGGTGGCTGACTCACGCAGGCCGCGCAGTTGGCCGCGCAGCGCAAGGGCGCCGATGTGACCATCGACCATATAGCCATCCTCTTCGACTTTGGCGATGACGCCGGTCGGCCCCATGATCTCGTCGTAGAGGTCGCCGGTATGCACCGACTGGTCAACCAGATTGCCGGCGGCGGTGATCACGGCGAGTAAGCCGGCGCCGCCGAGGTTGGTTGTCCAGCTGGCCGGAATGCCAGTGCCAAACAAGACGGCGCGGTTGATGGCGAAGTTGATGGCGTTGACAATCTCCGGGCGAATCTCGGCCCAGATGTCGTAGCCGGCATCGTCCAAGACGGCTTCAGGAATCGGCACGATGGCGGCGATTTCCTCAGCGTCGATGTACTTGTTGGCCCATTGCACTTCGGTCGTCTGCTTGAGGCCGGTATCGGCGGCGACAAAGTAGGCGGTCGCCAATGCCGACATCACCGGCATCCGGGTACGGCTGGTCGGCATGTCGGGCAGCCGCCGCGCCAGTTGCAGCAGCGGGTTGGTTTGGGCGACCGTCTTCATAATCTCACGCGCTTCGCTGACGGAGATCAGCGCGGCGGCGTCAGTGGTGCGGTCGATGATCGAGTTATATGGCATCGTTCAGTTGCCTATCTGCGCCCACTTGCGGCGCGTATAAAGTCATTCATGGATGGGCCGGCAGGCGGCGAGTTGCTGCCGGTGCCGGCGTTGCCGTTGGGAATCGTCTTGCGCCCAAAGAGTTCGGGCGCTGCCGCTTTGATCGCAGGCCAGTCGGGGTCGCCGCGTTTGGTAAACAATCCTTCGGCGCTCGCCACCAGGAAAGCGGCGCGTGGATTGCTACAGGCGATCTCGGCCCGGCCCGCTTCTTCATAGAAGGCGGCTCGTTGTTCGGCCTGCTCAAGCCGGCTGGACATCTCGCCCAGCGTCTTTTCGGCCTCGCTGCCCTTTTCGGCTTTCGCCGTCAGGTCACGGAGTTGTTTGGAAAATTCCTTGCGCTGGCTGCGCTCTGACTCCAGAGCGTTCTTGAGCGCGGCGGTATGGGCATCTAGCCCGCTGCGAACCTGGTCAGGCTGCTCGCCTAACCAGGCGTCAAAGTCGAATGGTGTTTGTGGCTCTTGTGGGCTTCCGCCTGGGTCGCCCTGTCCCGCCTGGGGAGTTGATTCGTCCGGCATCTCGCCTCGCTTGTGGTGGAAACAAAAGATGCCCAGCCATCCTCGCGGATAGGTGGGCATCGTGTGCGCTGAGATTATTTGGCTAGGGAATAAAAAAAACGCCGTCCGGCCATTGCTGGCTCGTCGGCGTCGTGCGCTCTAGGAATATTTAATTTCTGTTGCGTATATCCTACTCTATATCCACTGCGATTTCAAGACTGGACAGTTTGACCACATACTCACGCAGATCGAAGATGGCCGTCTCGCCATTGCGCCGCACTTCCAACAGCAGCAGCCGCCCGTCGATGCGCGCGCACAGCTTGCCGCGCTCGTCACGTAGTTCCGTCCAGACAATTGTGGTGGCTTGCGTGACGGCGACCTCATTCATTGC